CGCTGATCAAAAAACGAGCGACTGAGTCCAATGTGATCGAGGGAGAGTTTGCACCCAAAGATTGATTGGATGCAATCGCTCTACTCTACTCTACTCACTCTACTCTATCCGTCAGTCCCTGTCCCCGTCCCTGTCCCCGTCCTTCTTTCCGTCTATCATTGGCTGTGTTTCATAGTTTACTCTCCGATTTTACAGCTTCTTTATACTGCTTTACTTTGGTATCAATCCTTAGTATACTTGTTGGACTAAGTAGGTAATTAAGCCGACTTATTAGAAAGGAGAAAGACTATGAAGATAGATTCTAACTACAAAGCAGGAACTCAAAGAGGTTCTGCAAACTATGGAGCAGTGATCACTCTGATTGCTACGCCTAAAGGAAAGTTTCCAGCACAGGCTGGAAAGATTATCGAAGCTCTGATTGCTGCGAAGGACCACACGCTTACAGTTGGTGAGTTGGTTGGGACTGATGGCTCGACTGAGAGTGCTTTAGATAAAGCTGGATTGGTAACAGTCCAGACTCCTGCGGATATCTGGACTCATTACAGAGCCAGACTTATCGAGGAAGGATTGGTAACAGTTAGCTAGACCGCTGACTGGTTCCAAAGGGCGACTTCGGTCGCCTTTTTTTTGTGCTCGCTCTACTCTACTCTATCGCTCGCTCGCTCTACTCTATCCACTCTATCGCTCTACTCTATCCCATCCCTCGCTCCCTCACTCCCGTCCCTCCGTCCCCCGTTCTAACTCCCGTCGTTCGCGTCGCTCTTGTTAATTAACCTAAGCTAAGCTAACCTAGTCTAACTAACTAATTAAATTAACTAATTGACTATATACCCTAGACATTAGACTAAATATGCTTATAATAAGAGTTAAGTAATTAAACAAAGGGCATTAATTACTTACTTTAAAAACTAGCCCTAAGGAAATAAAACTATGAAACAATCAGAAGAAATGAAAGCGGTCTTAAAAAGACTTGAAGAAGCCAAAGCACCTGTAGGCGGTAGCTCTAACTCAATTAGTGTTGATCTAAAGGTTACACTAATAGACGGCGTAGATACTACTAACCTACCTAAACAGGTACAGTTAATAGCTAACTACATCAAGGCGTTAGGTGGTACTACTACAGTACGTGATATTAATGATCTAGGCAGTATTGCTAAAGGTGCTCAGGCATGGGCTAGAGCTGACGGTACACCTTATGAGCAATCACCACAACGTGTATTGGCTCATTACTTTAACAAGTGTAACGGCTCCGTAGCATGGACACCTAGCAAAGGTATTAAAGCAATACTAACTAGCTAGTCTTAACCTACGCTTATCTAAGGGCTACTAACGTAGCCCTTTTTTATTGCCTAAGGTTTAGCCCTATCTACTAACCTATATCAATACACACGCTTAGAACCCCTATACCCCCCTATTGACATTGTGCCCTCCTACCCTTCGCCACACCTTAGGTTCACGTCCTTAATTGCAACTACTTTACAAATTTAAAAATTTTGCAAAAAAATTTTTTTCGATTATACTTTTACCATGGGATTTATAAATTTGTTAAAGAAAATCCTTAGATGGGTCATACAGCAGCTTAAAAAACGGTATAAAGTAACAGTATCCTTTAACAAAGAATATGGTGATTCAGACGATACAACACATATAACTAAAAAGATTATTGTGCAAAAAGAAAATCACCTAAAGTTCCGTAACGAAGCAGGCAAAGAAATAGAATATCGCAGCTCTGGTGGACTTAATTACATTATAGAGGAACTTTAATGCAACAAATTTTTATAGGTATTATATTAGTTTTAGGCTTTTCTACATACACCCTTTATAATCAAAACAAAACATTAGCTACGAACAATCAGTTATTAGAAAGTTCTATCGCCCAACAAAACGAGGCTATTAAACAACATCTCGAAAACGCTAAACAACTACAAGATAAAAACAATAAATTAGCTTCGCAAAGCCAAGATTCGTTACGCGAGGTCAACAAACTCAGAAGTACTTTTGCTAACCATGATCTAGATGCTCTTGCACTAGCCAAACCAGGATTAGTAGAAATTAAAGTTAATAAAGCGGTTAAACGGCTAAAAGACGAACTAGTGGAAATAACCGACCCAACTCAATTTGATGATGAAGAAGATAGCGATTCTTAGTGTTATAGGTGTCCTTTGTACAGGATGTTCTATGTTACCTTCTTCGGTTAAACCTGTGGAAGTTATCACGATAGCAGAATCAATTCCTATGTACCATCCTCCTCTCCCCTTGGAAGTACAGTTAGTAGATGTAGATTGGTCTGTATTAACCCCCGAACTGATGCAAGAATATTTGTTAGCTTTGGAAGAAGGTTCTGCTCCGCGATCCGCGTATTATTCACTTACAACTAAAGAATACGAAAACCTGTCCATGAACATGGCAGAACTAAAACGTTACCTAAAAGACTCTTTACATATTATCGAATACTATCGAGAATACGATAACGAAGAAGAATCCGAAGACAACTAAACGCAATCCGCGGACCAAGGATACCACCCCTCCCCCCTTCTCCTTTACTTTATTTTTCTGGTTTGCTTTGCAAACACTTAATGTTTAGCTTATACTTCGAAGATGGCTGAACCTACAGGAACAATAGAACCTATTCCGTTATACGACCGAAAAGATTTAAGTCTTTTAGGGGGGCTTGGTGAAATGTTTTCTAATTACATTAATCAACCATTAAACACAGAAGACCCTTTACAAAATCTAGTGAGCGGATTAAGTCAAAATGTTAGTGAATATGATTTCGCTATGGGTGGAGGAACTAAATTAGCTTCAGGATTTCTTGTAGCTAGAGAAGCAGCAATAAGAGAAATAAAAAAGTTACAAGCTGCTGCACGAAGACAACGAGAAATTATAGACAGATCAATCGATCCTAACGAACTACAAGGAGCAAGCACTAAACTAGCTTCAATAGAAAAACAATTAAAGTTTAAAATAGATAAACAAGCCCTTGCGGATAAAAAGAACGCTGTTGCAGATGCCACAAGTAAAACAGGACAAACACTTTTTCACGGTAGTAGTGAAAAAGGTATTAAAAGTTTAGAAATACCTAAACAAATTTTTGATAAAACAGGAAAAGAAATAGTCACAAAAAATTCTACAGGAGGAATTTATTCAGTAGCTGATCCATCAGATCCTAGATTTAAATCTTTTTCTAAAGGGTTTGCTAGTAAAAGTGGCGGTGGCAAAGGCTCTGGTTATGTTTTAAAAGCTGATTTTAAAAAACCATTAGATATGGACGATATGCCTGATGACATGTTAGACGTTTTAAAAAATATGGAACAATACCGAGGACGTCCTAGTAGAGGAGCAGATACAAAATTAGATTTTGATATAAACTCCATATTACATGGAAATAGAATGTTGGGAGGCAAGGCTCCCTCAATAATAGATAAAGAGTTTGCTGATATTTTTAAAACAAGAGGTTACGACGCTTTACGTTTTCCACCTAGAAGAAAAATGGGAGGAGAAGGAAGTACATTCGTTTCACTAGACCCAAGTAATTTAAAAATTACCGATGAAATACCGTATGATGATTTAGATGATTTTATAAGAGCGTATCTTAGTGGTAAGTAAAACAGACAAGCTAAAGTCTTTAAAAAACATAGACCTTTCGCATTTAACTAAAGCAGAAGCTAAAGAATTTACTATTCTTTTAGAAGAATTAGAAAAACGTGAGTTTCAAGAAAAAGCCACAGGCACTTTTATGGATTTTGTAAAATCTATTTGGGCAGAGTTCATTAACGGTGACCACCACGTAAAAATGGCAAAAGCTTTTGACGATATAGCTAGTGGTAAATTAAAACGTCTTATTATCAACATGCCGCCTAGACATACTAAGTCTGAGTTTGCATCGCATTTGTTCCCTGCTTATTTATTAGGTAAAAACCCTAAATTAAAAATTATAGAAGCAACCCACACCGCTGACCTTGCGGTTAACTTTGGACGTAAAGTTAGGGATTTAATTGACGGGGAAGAATATAGAGAACTGTTTCCCGATACCGAGCTAAAAGCTGATAGCCGTTCTGCAGGTAAATGGTTAACAAATAAAGGCGGTGAATACTACGCTGCTGGTATAGGTGGTGCGTTAGCGGGAAGGGGTGCTGATTTGTTTATTATTGATGATCCTCATTCAGAACAAGATGCTATGTCAGATAAAGCTATGGACGAAGCTTATGAATGGTTTATGGCAGGTCCTCGTCAAAGGTTACAGCCTGGAGGTGCAATCGTTATAGTTATGACGCGTTGGAACAAAAAAGATTTAACAGGCAGATTAACTAAGAAAATGGCGCAAGATGAAGGTGCAGATCAATGGGAGATTATAGAATTTCCTGCAATATTACCTAGCGGTACTCCGCTTTGGGAAAATTATTGGAAGTTAGAAGAATTAGAAAGTATTAAAGCTTCGGTTAGTCCAGCAAAATGGGCGGCGCAGTATATGCAAAGACCAACAGGTGAAGGTATTTCAATTATACCTAAAGAATGGTTTACTATTTGGGACGAAAATCAACCTCCGAAATGTGATTATTTAATACAAAGTTACGATACTGCATTTTTAAAATCAGAAAGAGCCGACTTTACAGCTATTACAACATGGGGAGTTTTTTATCCTGAAGGTAAAATAGGTGAAGAAATATATCACGGTAACGAAGCGCATTTAATTTTAATAGATTGTATTAAAGAACGTTTTGATTTTCCTGAATTAAAAGCAGAAGCTTTACGCCTGTATGAGTATTGGACTCCCGATACCGTAATTATCGAAGCTAAAGCTAGTGGTATACCTTTAGTTCAAGAATTACGTAGAGTAGGTATTCCTGTAAATACTTTTAGTCCAGGAAAAGGACAAGATAAAATTGCTAGATTAAATTCTGTATCCCCTATTTTCCAAGATGGTAGAGTCTGGGTACCCGACAACAGATTCGGTGAAGAACTTATGGAAGAAGTTTCTGACTTTCCTGCGGGTGAAAATGATGACCTTGTTGATGCTACAACTTTAGCTTTAGCTAGATTCAGGGAAGGTGGATTTTTACAACTAACAAGTGATTATTTTGAAGAAGAAGAATCCTTTCATGGACAAAGGGTTTATTATTAAGTAAAATCATACTATGATGTATAACTATGGCTATTGAAAAACAACCATTGCAAGCCGTTTCTAATTCTCAAGAAGCTGTTGAGCTTGAAATCATGGAACAACCTGAAGAAGAAACTGAACTTTTTGTTCAACCTGACGGCTCTGTTATTCGAGGCAGTGATATGCCAGAACAAACCCCTTCTAAGTTTGGAGAAAATTTAGCCGAAGATTTAGATGAGCGAGAATTAGCTACTATCGCAACAGAATTAGTAGGACTTTACGAAGACGATTTAGATTCTCGTTCTGATTGGTTTTCTACTTACACTGAAGGATTAGATTTATTAGGTATTAATGCTGATTCTAGATCTCAACCTTTTGTTGGAGCCTCAGGAGTACACCATCCAATATTAGCAGAAGCCGTAACCCAGTTTCAAGCACAAGCTTATAAAGAAATGTTACCTGCAGGCGGACCTGTTGATACAGAAGTTTTAGGAATGACCGATAACGCTAAACTGGAAAAAGCAAATCGTGTTAAAAACTTCATGAATTATCAAATCACGTATAAAATGGAAGAATATGATCCTGAAATGGATCAGCTTTTATTTTATTTACCTTTATCAGGCTCTGCATTTAAAAAAGTTTACTATGATCCTGCAGTTGGACGTGCAGTAGCCCGTTTTGTTAAAGCAGAAGACCTAGTAGTCCCTTACTATGCCGTAGATTTACTAACTTCGCCTAGAATTACCCACGTAATTCACATGACAGAAAACGAATTACGTAAATTACAGCTTTCAGGCTTCTATAGAGACACTGAAATGTCGTCTCCAGGAACAGATTTAGAAAGAACAGACGTTGATGACAAGATAGATGAGCTACAAGGACTAACTAGAACTATAAATGATGAAGAATTTACCCTTTTAGAGATGCATGTAGACTTAGATTTAGAAGGTTATCAAGATATAGACGAAAATGGCGAAGAAACAGGACTAGGTTTACCGTATATTGTAACTATTTGCAAAGATAACAACGAAATTCTTGCAATTAGACCGAATTATGATGAAAATGACCCCATGCGTAAGAAAATTGAGTATTTTACGCATTATAAGTTCCTTCCTGGACTAGGATTCTATGGTTTTGGGTTAATTCACATGATGGGTGGATTAACTAAGTCAGTTACTGCGATTTTACGTCAATTAATAGACGCAGGGACCCTTTCTAACCTTCCCGCAGGATTTAAATCCCGTGGATTAAATATTCAAAAGCACGATGATCCATTACAGCCAGGAGAATGGCGAGATGTCGATGCTCCAGGAGGCAGATTACAAGATGCTTTCCTTCCGTTACCTTATAAAGAACCTAGCGGTACTTTAGCTAGTTTATTAGGTTCATTAGTTGATTCTGGTAAAAGATTTGCAGCAACAGTAGAAGATCCAACAGGAGACGGTAATTCTGAAGCTCCTGTGGGTACTACAGTAGCCCTTATGGAGAAAGGACAAAGAGTTATGTCTGCTATCCATAAAAGATTGCATTATGCACAAAGATGCGAGTTTAAAATTTTAAAAAGAGTGTTTGGCGAATTTTTACCGCCTGAATACCCTTATCAAGTACAAGGTGCTTCAGAAAATGTATTTAAAGAGGATTTTGATAGTTCTGTAGATGTTATACCTGTTAGCGACCCAAATATTTTTAGTATGACGCAAAGAATTACTTTAGCACAAACACAACTACAAATGGCGCAAGCTGCACCTCAATTACATGATTTACGAGAATCTTACCGAAAAATGTATTTAGCGTTAAATATTAAAGATATTGATTCATTATTACCTCCAGAAGCAGAAGTTCCTGCAAGAGATCCGATATCGGAACAACAAGCGGTATTAACAGGTAATCCTATAAAAGCTTACGAGTTTCAAAACCATGAAGCTTATATCGCTAGCCATAGTGCATTTATGCAAAATCCAATGGTGCAATCTAATCCTGTGGCTACCCAAGCGATAGGAGCTAATATACAAGAACATCAGGCGATGTTGTACAGACAACAAATAGAACAAGCAATGGGTCAACCGCTTCCACAAATAGCTGAAGGACAAATGCCTCCAGAAGTTATGAATGAGATTGCGGGCATGGCGGCACAAGCAACGCAACAAGTTACAGGTCAAGCACAAGCCATGGCAGAAGCCGCAGCAGCAGCACAACAAAATCCACAAATGGAAATGTTCCAACAACAACTGCAATTAGAAAAAGAACAATTAATGCAAAAATCAGAAGATGATATGCGAGACGCGGAAGTAGCTATGACTAAAGCACAACTAGATGCGCAAATTAAACGTGAAAAGATAGAAGCAGATCTTAGAGTTGCTGATACTAAAACAGCAGTTGAATTACAAGAATTAGAGCAAAAAGCAAAAGCTGATGCAGAAAAGAACTACACCGAGCTAGTAAAAACAGTTAGGGAAAGTAGAAAACAAAACGGAGAAAAATAATGCATAGAAATAAAGACTACCCGTCGCCTTCTAAAAAGGTAAACAAAGCGGCTCCTAGTGAGCCAAAAATGGTAGATAGTACTAAAACACAATCTGTTAAAGCAGGTGAGTGTTTAGATAAACCTGAAGAGGCTAAAGTTAAAGCAGCTTACGGTCAAACTAAAGGACTTCTTTGGTATAGGTCAATTAAATAAGTGGACTATATCATGGCTACGGAGCATTTGCTTCGTAAATATCGTGAGAGGATAGAAGCTCTCACGCAAACGCTTGCTTCTGGGAGTATTGAAGATTTTCAACAATACCAAAGGATAGTGGGTGAAATAACAGGTTTGAGGATCGCCGAACAGGAGATTCAAACCTTACATTCTAATATGGAGGATGCATATGACGACTAAAGTCGAAAGAAAAACTGTTCCAGATAGGGTATTAAGGGATTTTGGAAGTGATAAAGCTGCGCTTTTAAGAAAAGAAGCAGCACCTACAATCACTCCTGAAAACTTAGACTCTCATGCAGAATCGCTACCACGTCCAACGGGGTATCGTATTTTAATATTACCTTTTACACAATCTAGTGTAACTAAAGGTGGCATACATTTATCTAAAGCAACGGTTGACAAAGAAAGAATTGCAACTGTTGTTGGTTATGTTGTCGCGTTAGGACCAGATGCGTATAGTGACCCACATAAGTTTCCTGCGGGAGCTTGGTGTAAACAAGGTGATTGGGTAATCTTTGGCAGATATGCTGGAGCTCGTTTTCAAATAGAAGGTGGCGACATGCGTCTTTTAAATGATGATGAGATTCTAGCCTGTATAGACGATCCCGAAGCAATTTTATCATAACAATCTTGAGGAGGACTCATGCAAAATAACGAAGCAGAAAAAATAGAACTAGAATTAGAACTTCCTGAAGGGGAAGTAGATGTTAGGGAAGCTGATGTAGATACATCGATTCCAGATAATATTCAACAAGAAGAAACAGTTGTTGAGGAAACAAAAGCTGAAACAAGTAAAGAATTAGATGAGATTAGTGAGTCAGTACAAAAACGTATTGATAAATTAACTTATAAGATGCGAGAAGCAGAAAGACAGCGAGATGAAGCTGTTACTTATGCTCAAAGTGTTAATCAAACAGCTACTGATTTAAAAGAAAAGTTAAAGAATTCTGATTCTTCCCTTTTCAAAGAGTACGATAACAGGGTACAATCAGAGATTAAAAGAGCAAAAGCTCTTTTAAAAGAGGCGCAGGATGCTGGAGACGGAGAAGCTGTTGCAAATGCAACTGAAATGCTTTCTAGAGCGAGTGCTGAAGCAACTAATTTAAAAAGGTTAGCTATTCAGCAGCAAGTTAAGCAAAAACAACAGCCTGAAGAAGTTCCTGTTGAGCCTTATCAGCCGACTTTACACCCTCAGGCGGCGGGACCAGATCCTAAAGCAGAGGAATGGGCGGCTAAAAATAAATGGTTTGGAGATGATCAAGCAATGACTTTCGCAGCTTTTGGAATACATAAACAGTTAGTAGAGGAAGGAATTGATCCTGCTAGTGATACGTATTACTCAGAAGTTGATAAAAGAATGCAAGAAAATTTCCCACACAAGTTTTCTAACGAGCAATCTGCCCCCGTGCAACAGGTTGCTGCTTCTAGCAGAGGTGCTAGTGGTAAAAAATCATCACGCAAAATAAAATTGACACCTAGTCAAGTAGCAATAGCTAAAAGACTAAACGTGCCATTAGAAGAATATGCTAAGCATATCGAAGGAGTATAAAAATGACTGAAGATAATAAAACAACAGAGGTCAGTACTGATCGTAACTCACGATCTGCAGAGACACGAGACTCTCAAACTCGCAGAACGCCTTGGGCACCCCCATCCATGTTGGATGCACCCGAACCACCTCCTGGATACCAGTTCAGGTGGATAAGAGAAGCTACTAGAGGGATTGAGGATAAATCTAATATGTCTAAACGTATTAGAGAAGGATATGAGCCTGTGAGAGCAGAAGATTACCCTGAATTTGAAGCCCCCACTATTGATAGTGGTAGTAACTCTGGAGTCATTGGTGTTGGAGGATTAATTCTTGCTAAAGTTCCAGTTGAAACAGCTAACGAACGAAATGCTTACTTTAAAGATCAAGCAGATTCGGCGATGCAAGGTGTAGATCAAAACTTTATGCGAGAAAGCGACGCTAGAATGCCTATAAAAGATAGTGATATCCAAAGGACTTCTAAAGTTGCGTTTGGTAGTAAACCTACCAAAAACGGATAATAATAACAATGTATATAACCAAAGGAGACAATCATGGCTAATACAAATAAACCAGATGGTTTTACTCCAGCATATCATATGTACGGTGGTGTTATTCGTCCTGCTAAAATGAGAATCGCAAGTGCAACTAACGCATCAATCTTTTCAGGTGATGTAGTTAATTTATCTAGCGGATATGTCATTCAAGGCACGGCGACTGGTACTCCTATCGGCGTATTTTACGGGGTATACTATACCGCAACTGACGGTACTCCAACTTTTTCTAAAGTTTGGACTGCTGACACTGCGACACTCGGCGGAGACGATGCGGAAGCTCTCGTTTATAATGATCCTGCGATCGTTTACGAAGCTCAATTTACAGCAGGTACACCTGCAGTAAGTTTTATCGGCTCTAAATACACTCTTTCAACTACAGCGGGTTCAACAACCAACGGTAGGTCTAAAGAGGGTGTGACTGCAACAACATCAAGTGGTGTAGCGTTATGTGTAGGATTCGCTTCGCAACCAAGCAACTCAATAGGTGCTTATGCGAGAGGATTGTTCACATTCCCGACTAACACATTTGCTGTATAATCTAAGGAGAATAAATAATGGCAATTAATAGAGCCCAACTAGTTAAAGAACTAGTACCAGGACTCCATGCTCTCTTTGGATTAGAGTATGAGAGATATAATAATGAACACGAAGACATCTTCGATACCGAGAGTTCTGAAAGAGCGTTCGAGGAAGAAGTAATGTTAAGTGGGTTTGGTGAAGCACCGACTAAAGGAGAAGGAGCAGCGGTTATTTATGACACAGCTCAAGAATCTTGGACATCGCGTTTTACTCATGAAACAATAGCATTAGCGTTTGCGTTAACTGAAGAAGCTATCGAAGATAATCTTTACGATACACTTTCTTCAAGATACACAAGAGCTTTAGCTAGATCTATGCAACAAACTAAACAAGTGAAGGCTGCTAACGTATTAAACAATGCGTTTAGTTCTTCATATGTTGGTGGAGATGGAAAAGAGCTTTGCGCTACAGACCATCCAACGGTTGCTAATGTTGACTTGAGAAACGAGCTTTCTACAGCAGCAGACTTAAATGAAACTTCATTAGAGCAAGCGTTAATTGATATCGCTGACTTTAAAGATGAAAGAAATTTAAAAGTCAATGCACAAGCAAAGAAATTAATTATTCCACCTGCTTTGCAATTTGTAGCTGATAGATTACTGGAAACTCCAGGAAGAGTCGGTACTTCAGATAATGACATCAACGCAATTAGAAACATGGGAATGATTTCTGAAGGCTATGTTGTAAATCATTATCTAACAGATACTGATGCTTTCTTCATCAAAACTGACGTACCTAACGGAATGAAACATTTTGTTAGAACGCCTGTATCAACTAGTATGGAAGGCGACTTCGAAACTGGTAATGTAAGATATAAGGCTAGAGAACGTTATAGCTTTGGTTGGAGTGATTGGAGAGGAATCTTCGGTTCACCAGGAGCGTAATTCATTAATTTGAATAATTAAAGGGAGCTTCGGCTCCCTTTTCTTTTGTAAGCGAATGATATACAATCAGAAGACTAGGATTTATTAACTTGTTCTACAGACTGACCTAGCAGACAAGCCGAGACGGTAGAACTTATTTCCTTAGGAGGAAATTATGGCAAATTCAACATTTAACGGACCAGTTAGGTCTGAAAATGGTTTTAAAGTAATATCGATTAATAGTACTACAGGCGCAGAAACTGATGTAGCGACTATTGCGTCTACAGGTATTGTTACTGATAAATACGTAAAACACGTAGGTTTTGCAACTGGAGTAACAGTTAATACTACAGCGGGAGATTCACCTGCTATAGGAGAGTTTACACAGCCTGCAAACACTATTATTACAGATATTAAAGTCTTTTGTGCTACTGCACCAGTTATAGGAACAGGAGACATAGGATATGAAGTTGGTACTTCAAGTTCAGGTGCACAAATCGTTGCAGCTCAAACAGATGAAATTCTTGATGGCGGTACTACTGTAGTGGTGGGTAACGTTACTTTAACTTCTCTTGTTGTTCAAACTCAAGATGCAACTACTGCACCAGCTTCAGTTCAATACACATCTGCTGAAAGAACTATCTACTGTAATATTACTAATACAGTTGACGCAACTACTGCGGGTTCTTTTACATTTATTATTGAATACGTACAAATCGCTTAATAGGAGTAAATTATGGCAGACGCAGTCACCAGTCAAAAAATTATTGATAATGACAGGAAGCTAGTTTATAAATTTACTAATATCTCTGACGGTACTGGAGAGTCTTCTGTTCAAAAAGTAGACGTTTCAGGACTAAACACTAACAATGAAGGAGAAACGTGTACAAGAGTAACCTTATCGCAACTATGGTACGACATAGGCGGTATAAGAGTCACTCTTGAATGGGACGCGACTTCTAATGTTGTATGTACGGTTTTAGGAGGTAGTGCGGCAGCAGGAGTAGTCTCAGGTCATATGGACTTTAGAGAATGGGGCGGTCTCCCGAATAACGCAGGTAGTGGTATAACAGGTGATCTGGATTTAACTACTCATGGACACACTAACCATGACCATTATACGATAGTAGCCGAATTTGTTAAAAGTTATTAATAATGGCAACCTCAGGAACTCGTACATTTAGTTTAGATGTAGCGACCGCAATAGAAGAAGCATACGAGCTTGCAGGACTGGAAGCTCGTACTTCTTATGATGCTGTTACAGCTAGACGTTCTTTAAATATTATGTTTGCCGATTGGTCAAACAGAGGTATTCAAATGTGGGAAATAACTAAGGTAGAACTTAGTCTCACTGAAGGAACTAATGAATACACTATAAATGCTTTTGATATTGATATTTTAGATGCATACATTCAAAGAACAGTCAATGACACAGTTACTGATCTTCCTTTAGACAGAATAGACCGTAATGAATTTGTAGGAATTCCTAATAAAACAACTAAAGCAAGATCAACTGAATATTGGTTAGAACGTTTAAAAACCCCTGTTATTCATTTATACCCAACACCAGAGAACTCAACTGACAAACTCATTTACTATGTTTGGCGTAGAATAGAAGACGCTACAGCGCAAACTAACGATATAGACATACCTAGTAGGTTTATGCCTTGTTTAGTTTCAGGGTTAGCTTACTATTTGTGTTTAAAAAAGAATGTGCAAAAACTAGGTATAATGAAAGAACAATACGAACAAGATTTAGCGAATGCGTTAAGATACGATGAAGACCGTTCCCCTTTAAGACTTGTTCCTAAACATGAGTATATATAATGGCATACGCTTCAGGTAAATACGCTTACTTTATATGTGATAATTGCGGTTTTAAATACCCGTATAAAACTGCGTCTATTTCATGGGATAATTTTAGAGTATGTGAAGAATGCTATGAGCCTAAACATCCTCAACTAGATCCTCCACCTGTTTCAGTCGACGCAGAAACTTTATGGAAGCCTCGTCCTGAAACAACTATACCAAAAAGTGCAAACGGAATTGTAAGTACAACAAATCTTTCAGCAGGTGGAATGACTTTTCACTCAGATCCTATAGGAACTGTTTTTGAAGGTTATGAAGCTACAACAACTTTAGGTACTATAACGGTGGTTACATAATGGCAGGATTTACATACAGTGGGTTAAAAACAGCAGTTCAAAACTATTTAGATAATACAGAAACTACTTTTGTAAACACTTTAGATACATTTATACAAACAGCAGAAGAGCGCATTTTAAAAGGAGTTGAATTACCTGTTTTCCGTAAAAACGTGACTGGAAGTCTTACTACAGGAAATACTTATTTAGCTATGCCTACTGATTTTTTATCTCCGTACAGTTTAGCTTTAATCGACTCATCTAGTAATTACAGTTATTTATTATTAAAACACGTTTCTTGGATTAGGGATTACACTCCAGCAGTAGCCACAACAGGCAAACCCCTTTACTATGCACAGTTTGATGAAGATAGTTTTATTATAGCTCCTACCCCTGATGCCAATTATTCTGTAGAATTACATTATAATTACAGACCTAATTCTTTAACTACAGTAGGCGATAGTAATCAAAGTTGGTTATCGGAAAATGCTCCGAACGCTATGTTATACGGTGCTTTAGTAGAAGGAGCAGTGTTTATGAAATCAGCTCCTGATGTTATTATGTTATACGAACAAAAATTTCAAGAAGCATTAGCGATGTTAAAACTATTAGGTGAGTTTAAAGATGTTAGAGATGAAGCAAGACATGACCAAGTAAAAATAATCGCTCCTGGAGGTGCAAATGTTTAGTGTAGACACTGAAACAACAATAGGACAAGTAAATGTTCAAACAACGGATAATAAAGGATTAAGTCCAGAATACTGGGCTCAAAGAATAATGGAACGACTAATAGCTGTAAGCGATAACGCTGATCCTATGGTTAAGGCGCAAGCTGAAGCATTTAAAGATCATATACATGCTGTCGTTTTATTGTATATGAAACAGGCTATTGTTAGCGACAGAGCTACTGTAGCAGGTTTATTAGATAAACAAGGTCATAGTGATATGGCTGATATAATAAGGAGACTGTAATGGCAATAACCCAAGCAATGTGTACGTCTTTCAAAAAAGAACTTTTGGAAGCAGTACATAATTTTAAAAACTCAGGCGGTAACGATTTTAAATTAGCCCTATACACTAGTTCAGCTAGTTTAGGAGCTTCTACTACTGCATACACAACAAGTAATGAGGCAAGTGGAACGAACTACACTGCAAAAGGAGCTTCGCTAACGCGAGTAGATCCTTCAAGTTCAGGTACTACTGCTTTAACCGATTTTGCTGATTTAACTTTTAGTTCAGCAACTATTACTGCAAACGGAGCTATGATTTTTAATGATACTGCATCAGGAGATCCTGCTGTTTGTGTTTTAGCATTCGGTGGAGATAAAACTTCAACTAATGGCGATTTTACTATTCAATTTCCTGCAGCAGATGCTTCTAACGCTATTATAAGAATAGCTTAGTAGCCTATGGCTAATTTAACGGGTTGGGGTAGAGGTACTTGGGGTCAACTGACCTTTGGTGAACCAATACCCGCAGTAGTCACAGGAGTTGCAGGTACTTCCGCACTAGGAAGTGAAACTGTTGTTGCTACAGCTGTTATTGCAGTCACAGGAGTTGCAGGTACTTCCGCACTAGGAAGTGAAACTGTTGTTGCTACAGCTACCCTAGCAGTAACAGGTAACGTAGGTACTTCTACGTTGGGTAGTGAAACCGTTGCCGCAGAAGCAAACATTTCCGCTTCTGGTAACGCAGGTACTTCCGCACTAGGTAACGCCATTACAGCAGGTGCGGCAGTCACAGGAGTTTCAGGTTCGGCTTCAGCAGGAGAACTAGGCGATGAGTCGGTTACTGCAGGAGCTACCGTACTTGTAACAGGAAATGCAGCTACTTCAGGATTAGGAAGTGTTACAACTACATCAGCTAACGTGCTTACAGTTACAGGAGTATCTAGCACAGGAACATTAGGTTCTATAACAGTTTTAGCAAATAATGTAATAGTTGTTGAAGGAGTTTTTGGTACAGGAACAGCAGCTAGAGTGAATGTTTGGGGTCTTGTGCCCGATAGTCAAACACCTAGTTACAGTGAAGTAAGTGTTTCACAAACACCTAGCTATACTAATGTTACTGATAATCAAACTCCTGATTGGAAAGAAGTTGCTTAATTTTTAAAAGAATATGATATATAATCAAATTGGAGAATAACAATGGCAAGTACATACGTAAATAACCTAAGACTAAACGAAATGGGCACAGGTGATGCCAGTGGTACTTGGGGCAACACAACTAATACAAATTTAGAGTTAATTGGAGAAGCTTTAGGATACGGCACAAGAGCTATAGCCAATGCTTCTACTGATAATATAACTATCGCAGACGGAGCATCTGATGCAGATAGATCGATGTATCTTAAACTTACTGGAGGCGGACAAGCCTGTACAGTAACTTTATTACCTAATACGGTTTCTAAAGTATGGATAATAGAAAACGCTACTTCTTATACTCTTACATTTACCGCAGGTAGTGGAGCTAATGTTGCAATAGCCGCAGGTCAAGTAAAAGCAATAGCTACTGATGGTGGTGGTTCTGGTGGAGTTGTTTACGATCTTTTTACAGATTTAGAGTTAACAGGAAACATTACTGCTTCTACTTCAGTAACAGCTCCTTTAATAGAAGCCTCAACTTCAGTACAAACACCTCTTATAGAATTTTCAGACGGTGATGATGCTATAACAATCGCAGATGGCGGTGGCACTACTTTTGCAGCAGCAGCTACTTTTAGTAGTTCTATTACTGCGGCTTCACTAGACATCTCAGGCGATATAGACGTAGACGGAACTACTAACCTAGATGTAGTAGATATAGATGGAGCTGTAGACTTTGCATCTACAACAGCTCACGCAGGTAATGCAACCTTTGCTGACGATGTAAAAGCCATCTTTGGAGCTGGTTCAGATTTACAGATTTACCATGATGGTAGTCATAGTAGAATTGTAGATGCAGGAACAGGTAACCTAAGTCTGCAAGGTAATGATTTAAGAATAAAAAACTCAGATGCTTCTGCAACTTATATATCAGCAGCTAATGGTGGAGCTGTTGAAATAGCTTACAATAACAGCAATAAACTAGCCACAACAAGTTCAGGTATAGACGTAACAGGCACAATCAATGGTGCAGGTATATTATCTAACGCTACTAATTTTAGTGAAAGCCTACTTATAAGCCAAGACGCAGGTACAGGTACTTTATCTAGTGCAGGTTCTAATACAGGTTTAGGTTTTGAAGTTTTTGATGATTTAACAAGTGGTGATAATAATACTGGTATTGGAAGAAAAGCATTAACTGTGCTTACAACAGGTGGTAGTAACACTGCTGTGGGACAAAATGCGTTAACTGCTAATACAACTGCATCAAATAATACAGCAGTCGGTAAAGATTCTTTAGCAGCAAATACTACAGGTGCTGAAAATACTGCTGTTGGTTTAGATACTTTAGACGCTAATACTACAGGAACTAGTAATGTAGCTATGGGTAATGATGCTCTAGGTGGTAACACTACTGGTAGTTATAATATTGCAATAGGTAGAGTAGCTCTTACATCCAATACAACAGCTGATAATAATATAGCAATCGGATATAACACTTTAAATGCTAATTCAACTGGAGCTTTAAATGTTGGAATCGGTAACTATGCTTTAGACGCTAACACTACAGCTAGTAATAATGTTGGTATTGGTTACAATTCTTTATCAGCAAATACAACAGGTGCTTTTAACACCGCAGTTGGTTCTGTAACACTAGACGCTAATACCACAGCTTCAAACAATACTGGAATTGGTTATAATGCTTTAGGAGCTAACACTACAGGTGCTGCAAATACAGCTATTGGATATAATGCTTTAGATGATAATACTACCGCAGATAATAACGTAGCTATTGGTTCACAAGCTTTAACAGCAAACACTACAGGTACAGGAAACACTGCTGTCGGTACTCTTGCTTTACTAGCAAATACAACTGCTGATGCAAATACAGCAATGGGTACAAGTGCTTTAGCCTCATGTACTACAGGTGCAGGATATAACACAGGAGTTGGTAGAAGTGTTTTAACATCAAACACAACAGGTGCTTATAACACCGCAATCGGTGGTTTAGCACTAGATGCAAACACTACAGCTAATTCAAACGTAGCTATTGGATATGCCTCGATGGGTTCAAACACTACTGGAAATACTAATACAGCAGTGGGTACAAGTGCTTTATTTACTAATACAGTAGGTGATAGAAACGTAGCTATTGGACATCAAACTTTGTACTATACTATACCTGATTCAAATGTTGATATGTACAATGTCGCTGTTGGTTATGAAGCTTTGTTACAAAACACTACAGGTACTAATAATGTTGCCATAGGTGGTTTAGCATTAGATGCAAACACTACCGCAAGTAATAATACCGCAGTTGGTAAATCTGCTTTAACAGCAAACACTACAGGTGCGGCAAATACTGCTGTTGGTGCTGAAACATTAGATGCTAATACAACTGGTGGTGAAAACACAGCAGTTGGTTTTAAATCTTTAGGTGAGAACACTACAGGTTCTGCTAACACAGTATTAGGATATGCAGCACTAGACGCTAATACTACTGCAAGTAATAATACTGCTATTGGTAGAGCAGCGTTAGGATTAAACACCACAGGTGCTAACAATGTAGCTGTGGGTTATGGTTCTTTAGATGCAAACACTACAGCATCTAACAATGTAGCTGTGGGTCATGATTCTTTAGGAGCTAATACTACAGGCGATGAAAACACAGCAATGGGTGCTTATGCACTTGATGCCAACACAACAGGTAGTGATAATACTGCTTTAGGCTATCTAGCACTAAGTGCAAATACTACCGCAGGTAATAATGTTGCCATAGGTAGAAAATCTATGCAAGTAAACACTACAGGAGCTAGTAATACAGCAGTTGGAGCTCAATCTCTTGATGCTAACACTACAGGAGCAAACAATACTGCTATGGGTCATAACTCTTTAACAGCAAATACAACAGGTGCTAGTAATGTAGGAGTTGGTAAATCTGCTTTAGCAGCAAACACAACTGGTGCTAGTAATGTAGGAGTAGGCAGAGGAGCTTTACAAACTAATACAACTGCTTCAAACAATACGGCAGTTGGGGATGAAGCTTTATTTGCAAATACAACAGGTGCTCAAAACTCGGCTTTTGGTCATTCTTCATTACAACAAAACACTACAGGTCAATATAATACAGGTATTGGTGATTTTGCTTTATATGCTAATACCACAGCATCTAACAGCACAGCAGTTGGTAAAGATGCTTTATTACAAAACACTACAGGTGCTAATAATACTGCAATCGGCTATCAATCTTTAACATCAAATACTACAGCTTCTAATAATAATGCACTTGGGTATAACTCTTTAGGTTCTAATACCACAGGAGACCAAAATGCAGCATTTGGACATAATTCTTTAGGTACTAATACAACTGCCTCTAATAATAGTGGTTTTGGTTTTCAAGCTTTAATGTCAAACACTACAGGTACGCAAAACACTGCTGTAGGTTCTATAGCTCTAGATGCAAATACTACAGGAAACTCAAATACAGCGATTGGGTATGGTTCTATGAGTGCAAATACCACAGGTCTTGCTAATACAGCAGTCGGTAGAACTTCACTAGAAAATAGTACAACAGCAAGTAATAACACCGCAGTAGGTTATGCTTGTTTAGCACAAACTACTACTGGTGCTAATAATACCGCTATGGGTTATTTAGCTTCAAATCTAAACACCACAGGTGCTAACAATACCTCATTGGGTTATCAATCTTTATATAACAATACTACTGCATCAGATAATACATCTATAGGTTATAATGCTTTAAATTTAAACACTACAGCTAGTCAAAATACTGCTGTAGGTGCTTTAGCTTTAGATTCTAATACTACAGGAGCAGAAAATACTGCTGTAGGAAGAAATGCCGCATCAGCTAACACTACAGGTACTTTAAATGTAGCAATGGGTGTAGATAGTTTATCTTCTAACACTACAGGTGATAATCATGTAGCTATAGGACATGGTGCTTTACAAGACAATACTACAGCAGACAATAACACAGCTGTAGGTTTTAGAAGTTTATTTGATAATACTACAGGAGCTAGTAATACAGCTTTAGGGTATGCTGCTTTATTATCAAACACCACAGCAGGTAATAATACTGCTGTAGGTTTACAGACATTAGACGCTTGTACAACAGGAGCATCTAATTCAGCTGTAGGTGTAAATGCTTTAGGAGCTTTAACAACAGCCGCAGCTTGTGCAGCTTTAGGCGATGCAGCAGGTAGTGCAATAACTACAGGTGGTGATAATGTATGTATAGGTTATGCAGCAGGAAACAACATAGCAGCTGGTGTTAGTAATGTTGTTGTAGGTACTAGTGCTGTAACAGCAAATAGCGGTCATAGTAATACTATTGTAATTGGTGCGTCATCTACTGGTAAAGGTGCTAATACAGGATTTATTAATCCAAATAGTGGTGGTGTTTATCAAGGTAATAATTCAGCAGACTGGTCAACAACTTCTGATAGAAGAATTAAAAAGAACATAGCAGATAACAATACAGGTCTTGAAGCTATTAATAAGATACAAGTTAGAAACTTTGAATATAGAACTGAAGATGAAATAGTAGATTTTGAAAATCCAAAAGCTGCTGTTGTTAATATTGATGGAATACAACTTGGAGTTATAGCACAAGAAATAGAAGAAATTTTACCTGATGTTGTTAAAGAAGAAACAACAGGAGTAAAAACTGTAAACCCTGATAACTTAAAATGGTATCTAATAAATGCAGTAAAAGAACTGTCTACGCAAGTAGATGAATTAAAACAAGAGTTAAAAACTCTAAAAGGAGAATAAAATGGCAACAGTAACAGAAGTCCTTTCAGCAGGAACTGATAGCGTAACTTTAATTGACGGTGTAAAAGCTGGAAGTTGGGACGTTACAGGAATGACACAAGCTGAAATAAACGAGATGGTTCAAAGAAACGTAGACCACTTATCTACAATCTTACTATACGAACCAGTTGATTCTGATGATGACACTCCAGATGTAAAAGGTGCAGCAAGCAGTAAAAAAACTACTCACGTTGCAGCAGTTACAACTGGTACTGATTACATCGCAGCAAATTAATTTAATAAGTGTAACAATCACAGCTGACCTAAGGGTTGAGGTGTGCAAACTCAAACTAAACCTGAGGAGGTAAATTAAATGAGTAATAAAGAAGAAGATAATAAAGCAGTAATCGGGGATAAAGAAATTTTAGAGTCAGAAATGACAGAACAACAAAAATATCTTGCTAACCAAATAACTGATTTAAGAAATAAAGAAGCTAAATTAAAATTTGATTTAGATCAAATAGTAGCCGCTTTAAATGTTTTTCAAAATACCTTTATAGCTTCGACGCAAGAAGTTGCAGATGAAGTATTAACCGAAAAAGATAAGGGAGATAAAGAATGATAGAATTAGTAATGTGGATTACCACAATAATCGCGGTTGCTTCACTAATAGCCGCTTCAACACCAACACCGAAAGATGACAAATGGATTGGTAAATTTTATAAATTTATTGATTTATTAGCCTTAAACATAGGTAAAGCCAAAGATAAGTAATGGTCACGGTAAAGGATGCTTTAGCAGAACTTAACGCACATGAAAGAGAATGCGCTATTCGATACGAATATATTGAAAAACGTCTCGATGAGGGTTCTGCTAAATTTAAAAGATTAGAAATGTTGTTATGGGGGGTTTATCCATTTATACTAGGTTCTATAGTTTTTGCTGCCTTTATCTAGGAGAGAACAGTGCCTTTACAAAAATTTGTTTTTAGACCAGGAATAAACAAAGAATCGACAGCTTACGCTAATGAAGGAGGTTGGTTTGATTCTAATTTAGTGCGTTTTCGTAAAGGTTTGCCTGAAAAAATAGGGGGTTGGACTAAAGCTACTGGAACTACTTTTAAATCTACAGGACGAGCAATGCATGCTTGGACAGATAACGATGGAACTAGATTAATCGGTTTAGGTACAACTTGGAAATACTATGCGGTAGAAGGACAAGTTTATTACGATGTAACACCTATTCGAGCAACGACAACTGACGGAATTACTTTTGCTGCTACTGACGGCAGTTCAACTATAACAGCTACTGACAGTAATCATCAAGTTGTTCTTAATGACTTTGTTACAATAAGCGGAGCAGTTAGTTTAGGCGGGCTTGTTACGGCTGCTGTATTAAATCAAGAATATCAAGTAACTTCAGTACCCACCGCAAATACTTTTACTTTTACAGCTAAAGATACTAGTGATAACACAGTTACTGCTAATTCTAGCGATTCAGGTAATGGCGGGTCTAGTGCAGATGCTGCATATCAAATAAATGTGGGTTTAGATGTTTACGTGCCGTCCACAGGGTGGGGTTCTGATTATTGGGGTTCAGGAACTTGGGGCAGTGTTTCTGCTTTAGGAGCTAATAATCAATTACGTATTTGGTCACATGATAACTTCGGTGAAGATTTAATTATGAATGTTCGCGGAGCAGGTGTTTATTATCACGACGTAGGGGGAGGAGTTTCTAATAGAGCAGTGGCTCTTTCTGCACTTACTGATTCTAATTTAGCTCCTACCGTAGCCTTACAAGTTTTAGTTTCTGATATAGATAGACATGTTATTTGTTTTGGAGCAGATCCAATAAGTACTTCAGGAGTGACTAGAACAAACGTAGTTGATCCGATGTTTATAGCTTGGAGTGACCAAGAAAATGCAGAACAATGGGAACCTTTACCGACTAACACGGCAGGATCTTTTAGACTTTCAGCAGGATCTTCAATTATAGGAGCTCTTAGAGCAAGACAAGAAACTTTAGTTTGGACAGATACTTCATTATATTCAATGTCTTTTGTAGGACAACCATTTACTTTTGCAGTTAATTTAGTTAATGAAGGAGTTGGGTTAGTTGGACCTAATGCTATGATAAACACCCCTAAAGGAGTGTTTTGGATGGATAAAAAAGGTTTTTATTCTTACACAGGTCAAATACAACAAATGCCTTGCACCGTTGATGAGTATGTTTTTACTGATATAAACCAAACACAAAGTTATCAAATATTTGCTTTTCTAAATAAAGCTTTCGATGAGGTAGGTTGGTTTTATTGTTCAGGAACAAACAACGTTATTGATAAATATGTTACTTATAATTACGAAGAAAATGTTTGGATGATTGGAGAACTTTCTAGAACTTGTTGGTTAGATGAAGGAGTTTTTCCTGATCCTAAAGCTACCTCATCTACAAACGATGTAGGTTATTTATATAATCATGAAACAGGAGACGATAACGATGGCACCGCGATGACTAATGTGTTTATAGAGTCTAGTGATTTTGATCTTGATCCTGCAGGGGAAGATTTCCAGTCCATAAGTAGAATAATCCCCGACATTAAATTCACAGGAGACGCTAGTTTAGGCAGTGATGGTCAAAAAGTAGACATAGTTTTAAAAAGAAGAAATTTTCCTGGAGAGGAATTAACTACCGCAGTAACAAGTTCTTGTACTTCAGTTACTACTAAAATAGATACAAGAGTAAGGGGAAGACAAGCAGTTTTACGTATTCAATCTAACGATGATAACACCAACGTTATAGGTACATCGTTCAGAATAGGAGCTATGCGTATGGATGTAAAGCCTGATGGAAAAAGATAATGGCTAAACTATTAGAAACGAAACTGCCTTACGCTGTTTCGCCTGTTACTTCAGTTACTGCAGCTTTGTTGTTTAATCGTTTAGTAAGGATTTTAGAATTAAGTCTAGGTCGGGTAGATATTGGAGCGACAATAAATGTTAATGAAACACAAAGAAACATAAACCAATTCAATAAAGGCGATGTTATTTGGAATTTATCCACACAACAGCTACAATTATGGACAGGAGAACAATGGGTAGATATCTATCAAGGTTCCGAAAAAGGAGTAGAGGGGGTTACAGCATTAGGAAATGTCTCAATTTCTACAGGTGGTTCAACAACAATAATATTAGGAGAGTAAGTATGAACATAGATAAACTTAGAGAAGAATTAACATTTGACGAAGGATGTATTAATAAAATATATCTTGATCATTTAGATTACCCTACTTTTGGAATAGGTCATTTAGTATTAAAATCTGATCCAGAACATGGGAAAGACATAGGAACTCCTGTTTCAGAAAAAAGAATAAAAGAATGTTTCGAAAAAGACATACAAAATGTTATAAATGATTTAGATAGAAATATGACATGGTGGAAAGATTTACCAGAAGATTTACAAAGAGTTATGGCTAATATGTGTTTTAACTTAGGTATAACTAGGTTATTAAAATTTAAAAAGTTTTTAAGTGCTATGGAAGAACATAAATGGGATAAAGCCGCAGTTGAAATGTTAGATAGTCGTTGGGCTATACAAGTAGGTCCAAGAGCTATAAGATTGAAAGATAGAGTATTAAAACAAGGAGACTAAAATGCCAAAAGTAGGAAATAAAAAATTTGCTTATACTAAAAAAGGTAAAGCCGCAGCTACAGCGTATAAAAAGAAAATGAAGAAAAAGACAAAGAAATAATGCCAGCAAAAAAGAAAACACATAAAACTAAAGACGGCAGAACCGCTAAAAAAGGTCTTTATTACTACATAAATAAAAAGAAAAAAGAAGGCAGAAAGCCTCGTAAAAAAGGAGCTAAAGGTGCCCCTACAAGGGAGGCTTTTATACGTTCTGCTAAAACAGCAAAAAAACCTAAAAAGAAAAAATAATGCCTCGTAAAAAAGAAAAGTCTATAAGACGTACTACAGGTAAAGGCGGTAATTATCGCAAAACTAAATCTGGCGCAGGCATGACTAAGAAAGGCGTTAAGGCTTATAGAAGAAAAAATCCAGGAAGTAAATTAAAAACAGCAGTTACGGGAAAAGTTAAAAAAGGTAGTAAGGCTGCAAAAAGGAGAAAATCTTACTGTGCTAGAAGTGCAGGACAAATGAAGAAATTTCCTAAAGCAGCTAAAAACCCTAACTCAAGATTACGTCAAGCACGTAAAAGGTGGAAATGTTAAATGGCTAAAAAAGCACCAGATGCGTTTGTATACAACGCTACATTAGAAAGAATAGTAGATGGAGACACTTTTGATTGTTGTCTTGATTTAGGTTTTGATGTAAAACTACATAAACAACGAGTAAGGCTTTCTGGAATAGATACCCCAGAATCAAGAACACGTGACCTAGAAGAAAAGAAACTTGGTCTTGCTGCAAAGGCTCGATTAAAAGAACTTTGTGAAGGTAAACTTAAAATAAAATCTTTAGGCAAAGGCAAGTACGGTCGTATTCTCGGTATTCCGTACACAAAAGATGGCAAAGATATTTGTCAAATATTAATTGATGAAGGTCACGCAGTTGAATATGATGGCGGGACTAAAACTAAAATTTGGGGTGCATACTAATGAATGATGGAAGCGGAAGATTTGGCGGCGATATGGATAGAAATGAAGTAGAGATGGATCTTAATAAGTTCATGGCTATGATTCAAGAAATTGGCGAACTTAAAGATAAAATAAGAACTTTAGAAGATACAACTAATGTAAATCCTTGGCAAAAAGTAATTCATTTAGCACAAGCTGTAGATTCTTGGAGATTATTTCCTAGAGCTTTTCTTAGTATTTATATGTATCTTTTGTATTACACAACATTTTGGTTTATGGCATTAGAGTCACCTACTTTTGAACAGTCAGGATTAATATCAATAGTAGTAGGAGCAGGTGCTGCTTGGTTTGGTTTATACGCAGGCACTTCTGGATCGAGTAAGTCTTTTAAAGGTGAGGCTAATAAAGAATAGTATGGCTATAGATGGTAAAAAGATCTATTTAACTGAATTTAAAGTAGGCACTGTAGTTTATGAGGGACCTTATATTTATGCTAATTCGTTTGAAGAAGCTGATATAGAAGCAGTAGATTTCGGAGTAGTTATAGTAGGAGAAGCCGCTATAGTTAAAAAAGATAATAACGAAGAAGAATGGAACAGAGTTTTACATTAATAGCTGAACTTGGTTTACCTGTGGCAGGTGGACTTATTATGGCTTACTTCATCTTTTTAATCATGAAACAGCTTATGGGGCAATTAGTTAATGATATAAAAACCGTTGAAGGCATTACTAAAATGTTAATTACTAGAGCCTCTATAATGAACAACGATATTATACGAATAGATACCAGTGTTTCAAGTGCTTTAAATTTGAAACCTGATTTAAATAGAATAGCTAGAGCAGAAAATTTTGTAGAAGATGGAAAGATAGACGCTAGGAGAGATTAATGGACATAGTCCAACTAGTTTCCGAGTTTGGATTTCCTGTAGTAATGGTAGTTGGGTTAGGTTATTTCGTTTATTTTGTTTGGCAAACGGTAACTAAAGTCATAGATCCTGCTGTAGGTGAAATGAAGAAAACTATAATACGCCTAACCGATCAATTACGTTTATTAGACCAAGACATGATAAGACTACAACAAAAAGTAAACACAGTATTAGAACTTAAAGAACAGGAGGCATTAGATAATGACAACAAAAAAGAAAAAACTAAATAATTCTCAAAAATCACCTACGGTTAGTATAGCCGTAACTATTGGAGTTATTTTATTAGTAGGGATTTTTGGACAAGATCTGTGGGCTGATCAAATAACGCATAAATTTAAATCACCCTCTTTTAGTGGCATTAATACATCTAGTCATTATCTTACGATTGAAAACCAAGAGTTTAATAGACGACAAACAATTAAAGATGAACTTAAAGCTGCTATAGAAGAAGCAGAAAGAGATAAAGAAAATTCTACAGTACAAAGATTTATTCGTAACTTTGAGTCAAGAGTCTACGCTGAATTATCAAGACAACTTATAGCTAACTTATTTGGAGAAACTCCACAAGATAGCGGAACTATAACCTTAGAAGGTAATACGATAGAATATAGTTCAGATGGAACTTATTTAACCCTTAAAATAACCGAGGCTGATGGAACAATCACTCATATTACGATTCCTATTGGTAGCTTCACTTTCTAGTTGTTCTATCTTTGACCAGTTTGAAGATACTTATGAACAAAGATTTAAAGCTCACGATATAGTTAAAATAGAAGAACTACATTCTAAAGAATTAGCTTTAGTAAATAAACCTATGATTCAGCCCATAGTTGCTGTATATCCTACATCATTTACAGATCAAACAGGACAAAGAAAAAGTAATAGTGAGTTTGCTTTATTTTCTACAGCAGTCACACAAGCACCCCATACTTTATTAATTAGAGCACTTAAACACGCAAGTAATGGTGAATTTTTTAGAGTTGTAGAAAGAATTGGTTTAGATAATTTAACTAAAGAACGTCAGCTTATAAGATCAGCTAGAGAGCAATTTGCCACAGATGAGGAAAAAAAGAAACAGCTTGCTCCTTTGTTATTTGCAGGAGTGTTGCTTGAAGGTGCAGTTATAAGCTATGATAGTAACTTAACCACTGGTGGCATCGGTGCACGGTATCTCGGTATAGGTACTAGTATTCAATACAGAGAGGATAACATTACAGTAAGTTTGAGGATGGTATCTGTAGCAACTGGTGAAATACTTATAGAAGTATTAAGCCAAAAAACCATATTCAGTTATGGTAAGTCAGAAGACATTTTCAGATTCATTGAAATGGGAACCGAACTTGTAGAAGTCGAGTTAGGAAACTCGCGTAACGAGTCTACGACGATAGCCCTAATGAAAGCTATCGAAGGGGCAGTTTTAGAACTTATTACTATCGGTTACGATAGAGGATTTTGGAAACATGAAGAACTTAAAATTAATGAGCCTGATTGTGATGCTGAGTGCATTGCCAACATTCGCGGCTGATAACGAAATATATTTAGACCAAAGCGGTACTACACTTAATTTAGATATAGAACAACTAGGTATCTCTAACATTATAGGTGGCTTGCAATCTACAGCAGGCAGTCTTACAGCTTTTGATATTGATGGTACAAGTATGACTATTGATATTAATATGATTGGAAACACTAACAAGTTTCTTGGTGATATATGGGCAGATAGCTTTACTGGTTTTTATGAATTCACTGGTAATAGCAATACTTTTACAATACAAGTTGACCCAAGTAACACCTTTGGTGCTGACAGTTCTAATCAAAATATAGCTGTTACTGGATCAAGTAATACATTTACTTTAAATCAAGGTACTACTGCATTAGCAGGAACTTTAGATTTAGATTGGATTATTCAAGGATCTAATAACACAGTTGTATCTAATATTAATATTGATGGTGCAACTAACTATATGGATATAGATGGTTCTGATAATACAGTTAATTATACTGGAACAGGAGTAACAGCTTCAGCAGGCGGATATTTTTGGCTAGATCACACAGGTGGACAAAGAACATTTAATATTCAACAACTGAGTACACAAGATAATGACTGGCTTAAAGTTATATCGGTTGGCGGGAACGCTGCTTCTACTGTTTGTATTATTCAAAACGACCAAGGTACAAGCACAAGCTGCTGATATTGGGGATATATCTGAACTAAATGGTTCAGCGCAAATAGTAAGAGATGAGCCTTTAGACGCTACTTTAAAGTTTGCTATTCAAAGCAATGATGAAGCTATTACTACTAACGGTAGAATGGCTATAACTTTTCTTGATGATTCTACAGTTAAACTAACTGAACACTCACAACTTTTAATAGATGAATATATCTATGATCCCGATCCTTCTAAAGCTAAAATGGCACTTACGTTTGGACTCGGTACAGCTCGATTTATTACGGGTAATTTAAACAAAATAGATAAACAAAATATATCTTTAAAAACACCTACAGCAAACATAGCGATTCGTGGGACAGATTTCACGGCTACCGTTGACGAGCTAGGACGTTCACTTATTATTTTACTCCCCGATTCTTTTGGGTTGTCTAGCGGGGAAATAGAAGTGGTTACTGCTATGGGTAGCGTATTACTTAATAAACCTTATCAAGCCACAACAGTAAGTGTTTTTGAATCCAAACCTAGTAAACCTGTTGTATTAGATTTAACTTTAGACATTATAGACAACATGTTAATTGTTACGCCTCCTAAAGAAGAAATCACTCAAACAGAAGAAGTAGCGAGTAATACAAAAGCTAACATATTAGATTTTAATGATCTTGATATAGACTATTTAGATGAAGACTTTTTTGCTGAAGATGAATTAGAGTTTACAGAATTAGATATAAATTATTTAGATGTAAATTTTCTTGAAGATCTATTAAATATATTAGACTCATTAGCGATTTCGGAAGATGAAGACGTTTTAGCAGATGCAGGCAGCATAACTCTTAGCGGAACTAAAATAGGACAAGACCCAGACACACAAATAACCACCTTAGTTACAGGTAATGTGATTAGTCTTAGACGAAAAGTAAATGATTCAGTTAGATTAGACTTAGACAGTGGTGGAGCATACACAGTTATTATTATTCAAGATGGAGTTAGTAATGTAGTAAAAATAAATGGTGGTGGAGATTCTAATATAACCATAACGCAAAGTGAATAAACTTTTATTACCTATATTAATATTACTTAGTTTACCTTTGGTGTTTCAAAGCACGCCAACAGAAATACTTAAATTAAAAACTTTTGATAGTTTAATTAAACAACAAGAGCCCAGTGGTAATTTTGTAATACTTAACATTACAGAAGAAGATATAGAACGTGAAGGTGGATATCCTTTACCTAGAACAAGATTAGCTGATATCCAAATAGAATTATTAAGTAAAGGTGCTATAGGTGTTGGTTGGGTAATTAGTTTTCCGCAAGCGGATAGGTTAGATGGAGATAAAGATTTTGCTAGGTCACTGGGCTACGCTCCTGCAGTTCTTGCAATGTTTGAAGACGGTAAAGGCATTTATCCTGCTAGTCCAGGAACAGTAGTTTTAGGTGAAAACACAGGAGGTATTAACAGTTCGGGAGTGAAAGCTAATCACACATCATATGATGATGTTCTGCAGGGATTAGCTATAGCTCCCACCGACGTAGATTTACTTGTAAGAAGAATGCCTTTGTTAGTAAAAACTCCTAATAACGAATGGATACCTAGTTTTGGTACACAAATATATAAAGCTTTGTTTGGTATAAAAACATATATTATCAAAACTAACGAAAACGGTATACAGGAAATAGCGATACGTGGAATACCGCCTGTTAAAACAGATAGTTTAGGTCGTAAATGGATTTCATGGGTTAACACACAACAAACAGATTTACAAGAAATGGAAGTAAACGGTAAATTTGTTATAGTAGGTGTAACAGCTAATGGGGTTATGCCACAGATAGCCACGCCTATTGGACTTGTTGAGCCGCATAAAATACAAACGGCTCTTGCAGAATCTATCCTAATACAAGATAGTCCTTACATACCTGATTATTCTTTAGCTTTAGAACTTCTTATATATTTAGTTTCTGTAAGCCTCGTATGGGCTTTCATAAGCTATTTAGGGATAACTTGGGGTATTTCTCTAGCTTTAATTACGATGGCTTTAACGGGCTTCTACGGTTATTACACAATAACTACAGGAATCCTTATAGATATAACTTGGTCGTTAGTCTCACAATTTATAACAGGAGCTATAGCTTTTTATTTAAGGTTTAGAGAACAATATAAATTAAGACAACAGATTAAAAAACAGTTTGAACATTACTTAGATCCTAAACAGGTAAAACGTTTACAAAAAGACCCTGATTTATTAAAACTAGGTGGAGAAAAAAGAAGATGTACTTTCTTGTTCACAGACGTTAGAGGATTTACAGCTCTTTCTGAAACGTTACCTCCTGAAGAAGTTACTGAAATAATGAATAAAGCATTAACTGTTCAAGTTGAGTGTGTACAAAAAAGAGGAGGCATGGTAGATAAATTCATTGGTGACGCAATGATGGCTATCTTTAATGCACCTATGGATTTAGAACAACATGAAGAACTAGCGGTTCAATGTGCTAAAGAAATACAAGAAAATATAAATAAAGCAAACATTGGAATAGCTATCGGGGTTGGGGTTAATACTGGAGAAGCTGTGATAGGCAACATGGGCAGTGACACTAGATTCGATTATTCGGCTATTGGGGATGCGGTTAATACGGCGGCTAGGCTAGAGTCTGCTACTAAAGAAGCAGGTGTAAACATACTTATTGGAGAAGAAACTAAGAAATATTGTGGTATTTCCTTAAAACGATTAAAACCTATAAAAGTAAAAGGTAAAGAAAAACCTTTAAAAATATACACGTTTTGATATATAATCAATATATCAGCTTGTGCTGCAGCTTACGGGGTGGGCTTTAACTCGCAAATACGTTTAAATACGCTGGAGAAAAGATGACTGGAGTTGATAAAAAAGCATATCTAAAGAAGAAGGGACGCCGTTCCGACTTCGTCGTATACTCATCTAAAGGCAAGAAAACTAAAACTAGGAGTAGGTTCTAATGTGGAATCTTCTTATCCCTGCATTAGCTTCTTTAGTTGGTATGAAATACCAATCCAATATAGCTAACGATCCTAAAAGTCCTATAGGCAGCGGAACATCTCCAAGCATGAATCCAGGAGACGCAAGTGATTTTGTTCCTGTACAAGGAAGCGACGTTAAAGAGTTTGCAGATTTTTCTTACGAAGATGTAACTAAACCTAACACAGAAGGTAGTTCAGAAGAAGAACAATTATTACAAATGTTAATGGAAGCAGGAATAAATCCTGAAGATTTCGGTATTATGGGACTAGCTTTCGGCGGTCCTTTAAAAAGAGAAAACGGCGGTGAAGTAATTTATACCCCTACTGCTACTAAGTTATATCCATACGGCAACCCTGAATCAAGCATGGCAGATACTAAACAAAGCCTTTTTGAAAGAAGACAAGAAATAATGGATACTTTAGAAGGTGGAAGAATAAGTAAAAGCAAGATGGAAAAACTTAATGAAGAATTAAGAGCTATAAGTATGGAATTAGCAGGCAATTTTAATCAGGGTATGACAAGAAATGCAATAGAAAATAATATGAGTATGCGTCGTGCTTTACAAAGAATAAGAGGAGAAGATGTAGATTATAGTGAGGGGATAGGTAGTTTGGCTTTAGGCGGTCCAACTTCTATGGGTCTTGAATCTCTTCTTGGACTTATGGATTCACCTATTATGGATGCTGCAGAAATAACTGAAATGTCTCCTTTATTAGGTCTTGAATCTTTTGCAGAGGAAAATCCTGAAATGTTTAAAGCATTAATAGATGCAGGACTTATTACAGGTAAAAATTTAATGAATAAACCAAAAGAACAAAAAGGTTCTATAGTAAGTACAAACACTCTTCCAGGAAACGCGGCTCGAAGAAGAAGCCAGTTTGATAAAATAACTCCTTTAAGCGGTTCTGAAATTACTTTTGCTAAAGAAGGTTCTGCTTTAAATAGAAAAATGTTTATGGATAATCAAATGCCTAACGGCGGTGCTATGCACGGTCCTGGCGGTCCTAAGGATGATTTAATACCAGTAATGGCAAGTAACGGAGAGTACATGCTCTCAAAAGCAGCAGTAGACGCAGCAGGTGACGGTAGTCATGCTATGGGGATTGCTAGATTAGAAAAATTTAATGATATGGGGAATAGACGATATGGCTAAACGAGAAGATCAAGAATATTCAAGTCAGGCTCCCGCACCGTATATAGGGCAGCTTTTATCTGGAGGAATTTTTCCTTACGCAACTCAGTTTTTAACCCAACAGTTTGAAAACTATGGTTCAGAAAATTCAAGCCCTTATACTTACACAGGTCCTAGAGTTGCGGGGTTCGACCCAAGAGAACGTTATGGTATGCAAATGGCAGACCAAGCTATTGGTAGTTATAGACCTTATTTAGGACAACAAGCTAATTTATTAAATCAAGCAGCGCAAAAAACTAGAGATAGTTTTAAACGTTATGACCCTAATAGTGCAAAAAGATATTACAACCCTTACGAAGATCAAGTAGTTGACCAAACAATGAAAGACGTTAGAGAAGGATTAGCTATGGGTGACATGGCTATGCGAGACGACGCAGTAAGCGGTGGGGCATTTGGTGGTGCTAGATCAAGATTAAGACGTAGCGAATTAGGAGCAGATACTGCACGAGGAGCAGCAGAACAAATAGGAGCTATCCGTAGTCAAGGTTATCAAGATGCACAAAATAGATCACAACAAGCATTTGAATCACAACAACAAAGACAATTAGCAGGAGCAGGAGCTTTAGCAGGATTTGGTGGACAATACGGCGGTATGGCTAGTTTATTACCTCAATTACAACAACAAGATATTGCGTCTATGATGGGTATGGGCGGTATGGGCAGAGGTAGACAACAATCTTTAATGGATTTAAATTACCAAAACTTCGTAGGTCAATACAATTTACCTATGCAAACATTACAAAACGTTGGAGCACTTACAGCTTCCCTTGGACCTATGGCGGGTGGCTATGGTTATGCTGGCGGTGATCCTGCAATTCAAGCAGGTGTTTATACTCCTGAGAATTACATGCAGGGTAGTCCAACTGCTACTAATTACGGTGTGCCTTATAACTCACCTAAGCCAGGAGCTTATTCTCAACCAAATTACACAGGTATGGGCGGTCTAGGAGCAACGGCTCCTGGACCTGATAGTCAAACAGGGGGTGGAGCTAGTGCCACAGGTGGTGGGCTTCCTGGAATTTATGGTGGTTTTAGCGGTAACTTTGGAAGCTACTTCTAATGGCTATGTTACCTTTCCCAACTTTCGGAGGACCGCAACAAGGCGGTGGCATAATGAATGTTAAGTTACCTGCTAGCCAAATGAGGTTTCCAGTTGCTAGACGCCCTGCACCAAGACGTGCAGTAGAACCTGATTTAGATGAAAAGATAGCTCCTTTATTACCTTTTGCTCTTAGTGGGTTAAAAAGTCTTTTTAAAGACTCTCCTGAATTAATGAATGACGCTTCTTTTTTAGAATCAATAAACGCTGATCCAAATAAACCCTCACAACTAGACACGGCTAAATTAGAAGCTTATAAAATTTATGGACCTGATCAACCACAAGACACTTTTGGCGGTGATGATATATTAGATTTAATAATAGCAGCATCTTTAGGAAGGGGTGGCGATGATTATGCAAAAAGTGCAGCATCTTTAAAAACTGCACAAGAAAAAAGTAGACTAACTACACAAACTAATAAACAATCTTTAATAAATAAATTATTAACTGATACAGGTCAGAAATTACTTATGACTGATGTAAATGCTTTGCAAAAAGGACAACCCACTGATTCAAGATCAGCTAATTATGTAAACGGTACTTATTATGTTCAAAATGATAATAAAGATGGATATGTCGATATAAATGATCCTTCTCAACAAGGCAGACAATGGATTATTGCTCCTACAAATATGACTTTAAGAGAATTAGGCGGCAGTCCTGATCCACGATTAGAAAAGATGTTTGCTCAAAACAATGAATTCGCTCAACGAAATACTGCTTTAATTAATTTTGCAGTTTCAGGTGAAGATTTAATGGAGTTACTATCTGAATCAAGAGCTGATAAATCACTTAGTCCTTTAACAGCTGTAGCAGGTGGATTAAATATACTCAACAACATTGGAGCAAATTTTGAACAATTTAAAGATCTTACACAAGAGGTTAGAAAAAGATCAGGGTTAACCGATAACTTTTTTTCAGATGGAGGAGACCCATCAACTAGTGGTAAAAACTTAACATTAGGAACCCAAGGAAATGGAACAGCTTCTAAACAACTTTATGAAAAGTTATCGGTTGCGATAGAAAATGACGATCCAGCAGAAATGCAGAAAATTTTAACAGAGTGGGAGAATACTGCAGATTTAGGACAGGATTTTTTAAAAAAGATTGGATTAGAAAACGGTTTTGGTTTTGGTCAAAAAGATTTATTAAAAGACGTAGCTTTCCAAAAAGCACGAGTAACCGCTTTACTATTACAATCAGCTTATGCTGCAGCTGCGGCTAATGGACAAACAGGTAGAACGTTATCAGATAAAGATTTAGCTTATCATTTAAAAATGGTCGGTTTTGGAGCAACTCAAGATATAGATACATTGCACGATGTTTTTTTATCTTTTTTCGACACTACGATAAATCAAACAGATGCTTCTATTAAATCAGGAATGAGTATGAACAGAATACGTTCTGGTTTTTATGATACTAGTGATCCAATGCAACAACCTTTTCTACGTGAATATTACAGTATAAAACAAGATCCAGCATTAATTACTCCTACAAATCCCCAAGGTTTTGATTGGACTAATTATGATGAATACAAATTTAAAGATATTTATACAAGAAATTCGGATCAACCTGATTTAATCTCATTACAAAAAAGAATAAAAGAAATGCAAAAAGGAAAGGTTCCAACATCTACTGTAGCTCCTACTAACACTAATATGGATGAGAGATACAAATTAAAAACAATTCAATTTAACACGTAATGACTAAAGAAGAATACCAAGCATTAAAAGATAGTAAAATACAAGAGTATTCTAGCACTCCTTTACAAAATAATCCTGAAAAAACTTACGGAGATGTTTTAGGATACAGTCAATTAGAGGCACTTACTTTTTCGGCTATTCCTAACCTATACGAAGATGCTTTTATTTATGGCGGTTTTAATCGTGAACAAAAAGAAGACGTTTACGACGTATTTATAGAATCAGGAATTGAATCAGCTCGTAAAGATTTAAAAACTTATGACAAACCTGTTTTCGTTTATGATGATGCTGTTAATTATCCAGAATATGTTCAAGCACAAATAGATTATCAAGAAAAATCAAATGAAAGAACAGAACTGAGTGTTCGAGAACGTCAGATGAGAGAAAACATGGTTCTTAGAGGAAACATGCCTTCAAGACTTGTAGACGATGAGCTTATGAAACCAAGAGTTCCTATTGGTTATACATACAATCATAGAATAGCCAAACTTGGCTATAACCCTAACAACGTTGTTAGCGAAGAAGACTTTTCTTTTCTTAACGAGATGAAAAGAGGACTGTCTTTTGGAACAGGAATGAACCCAACTCCTAAAGACTTAAATTATGCTAAAGAAAATATGTATAAAGGAAAATACAGGGGACTGCTTCCTGGAACATTTAAATATATAGACCCAAAAAACATTAGTGACGGAGTAGCTTATTTCGAAGAAGGTAAAGAACCTAAAATTTGGGATAAAGGAGGTTTTCAACCCATTGATTTAGCTGAAGTTGCTATTTCTGAAGGACCTGTGCTAGGTGCTGAACTTTTTGCAGGGTTTAAAGGATTAAAGCGTTTTGATGATTACTATAAAAAGAATCCAGTAGATCCTGAAACTATGGGAGCAGTAACAAGGTTTTTAAAACCTGTGGCAGAAAGCGTTTTTAATAATATGTTTTTAGCAAGTGGTGCTGCGGGTACTCGATTATTTCAAAGACTTATCGGTAAAGCACAAAATATGCATGATAGAACTCCATTAGAAATGGTAACTGAAGCAGGATGGATAGGCATTCTTACTTACGGTGGTTCTCAAACTATGGATATTTTTATGAACGGTTTTCCAAAAATGTACCGAACAATAACAGGTAAAGATGTTTCAGCTGCTGATTTAAATGCTATTCAAGCTTCTGTTGCACGAGGTAAAGCGAGTAAAGAAGGCGAAAAAGTTGAAACTTTAAAAGCAGGAACTTTAGAAGAAGTATCTATTTTAGATATTGATACGGCTATTGAGGAATTAAGTAAAAAAATACAAGTAGAAACAGGCGGTGGAGCTCTTCCTAAATATAATCCGACACTAGGTCAAGCGAGTAAAGATAATTACATGAATGATTTAGAACAAATTTTATTAACAAATATGTCTGATCCTACTTATAAAACTTTTTACGATAAATTACTTGCAGGTAATCAAGACGTTATAGATAAATTTTATCAAGGAGTTTTTAGAAACTTACAAAATGATTCTACAGGTTCTACATTAGGAGCCACTATTTCAGACGCTTTTAACAACAACCCTAACGCTTTTGTTGATGAAATGGAGTCTTTAATTACTGGTTTTAAAACAGATATAGATAATGTAAAAAACATAGCTGCTGGAAAAAATACTTTAATTGATCAAACAGCAGATCCAAAACAGTCTTCTCTTTTATATGACAGAAGCAAAAAGAATTTAAATTTAATTAAAGATCAAATTAAAGAACGAGTAAATAACGACGTAGTTGCTACTTACAACACGCCTATTTTTAAAGATATTACTTTAGGAGGACAAACCTACCCTAAAGGAACTCCTTTAGGAGAAATACCTTTTTCTGCTAGAGGTACTAGAAAAAATGTTAAAGTGTTAAAAAACATGGCAGACGGAAATTTTCCAGGATCTTCGACGATAGGTAAAAAAGAAGCAGGTGCTGCTTACTATGAAATTTTTAATGATCCTATAAAAGTAGCTAGGTTACAAAAGTATACTGATGGTCAAATAACTATTGGAGAACTAAACGCATTAAAAGTAGATTTAAATAGTTATACAAGTTTGTTAGCAGCTAGTCCTAAAGGAGCCTCACAAGGAGGCATAAAGACTGTTGAAGTTCTTAGAAACCTGCAAAAATCTATGGAAGATGATATTTATAAAAGGGTACGACAGTTTGTTGGTAAAAAAGAAGCTCTTAATGTTAAAAATGTTTTTGATGCTCAAAAAACAGCGATAGAACTTGCTAATTCTAAAACGATTACAACAGCAGCAAACAAAGACCCTGAAAAACTTCTTACTTGGATGCTAGATAGCAACACTCCTTTCGCTAAACAAAATACACAAGTAAATAACTTAATGTCTTTTTTAAAAATGGGTGATAGTGAAATACAAATACAGGGTATTCAAAACGAATTACTTGATTATATACAAAACAGGTTTTTTGATGTTGCTGATACTACTACAACACCTTTTCAAAAAGCGGTTGCTTATAAACAGTGGTTGTCTAATCACAAAAGCACTGTAGAAGAAATACTTCCTAAAAAAGATTTTGGTACTATACAAAATATTAAACAATTTGAAAATAATGTTTTGATTCCTTTAAAAACATTAGACGAAACTTACAATAGTTTAGCTGCTAAATACGGTAGCAGCGATGGTTTTAATATCGTTTCTAAAATATTAGACAGCAAGGGCGGGGCTAAAGCAGCAGGAGAGTTTACGAGTGATATAAAATATCTTGAATCACTTACTGATCCTGCGTCCCCTAACTATATTGCAAGCGGTTTAACTAAACCGCAAGCGAAAAAAGTTGTTGGACTTTTTGAACAACAATTAAGCGACGTTACTAAAAAATATATTTATCAAAGAACTTCTAATAACGGTGTGTTTGATTACAGATTACTAGACGAATTAATGAATGAGGGGTTTGCTTCAAGTAGTGTGGTAGGAAAAGATTTAAGTTTTGAAGGTATTTATAAACCTTTACTAGGGGATGGTGCTGATGACTTTATCAAAAACTTAAACGTTTTACGGGACTTAGGATTTAGACAAGACCCTGCTAATCTAGGCAGTGGGGCTAGTTCACGAGTTAGTGCAAGTATGTTTGATCCAGGGACAGAATATTTAAGAAGATTTTTAATACCTCCTTTAACTCAATTTGGAAGAAGAGCTACCGCAGCAGAAAATTTGATAACGCAGAGAAATAATGCTTTCGTTGGACAATTATTACAAAAGCCCGATTTGCTTAGCAGTTATGCAAATGCTTTAAAAGATAGGAAAGCACTCAATCAGTTTATAAAAGTTTTATATAGTTACGATATAACAATGTATACTGACATAGCAAACACTTTACAAAGATACAATGAAAAAGAAAAAATACCACAAGAAATACAAACGTTTATGGAAGGATACCCCTCAGGATATCCTAGTAGTCTTTTTAACAGGTTATATAATCTAGGAACAACAAACTAATGCCAAACAATCCTTTTAAACAAGCACTTAACCCACAAAGAATGGTTATGGACCCTGCAGCAGCGCAAGCGATGGCTATGCGAAAAGAAGCCAACATGGCAACTAATGCCGCTACTGATCAATATGAAGCTGATGTTGCTGCTTTTAAAAATTCACAAGCAACTGAAGCAGAACAAGGCATTGGTTCGCTACCTCAATATCTAGCTAATGGAGGCGTACCTAAATTTGGAATAGGTAGTCAAAGAGGCGTACCTGTACCTGTTCCTCCTCCTCCTCCTGCACCTGTTCCTCCTCCTCCTCCTTCTTCTGACTATGATGATAGTGAATTAAGAAATCTTATTAGTAAGTTACAACAAAGACAAGATGATTTTAATCCTTACGATGATACAGATTTAAGAGGTCAGTTTTCAGGGTTAAAAGAAATCGTTGATAGTTTATCTAACTACGACGATACTGAATTAAGAGGGTTAATAGAGGGTTTATCTAACTACGACGATACTGAATTAAGAAAACTTATAGGAGACTATGAAAACTATGACGACTCTGCTTTAAGAGAACTTATAGAAGGTAATAAAAACGCTATTAGTCAAATAGAAGGATACGATGATACAGACCTTAGAAATTTAATTAAACAAAATCAACAAGCGATAGGTGATTTTAGTCCTTACGATGATACAGATTTAAGAGGTCAGTTTTCAGGATTAAAAGATATTGTTGATGGGTTATCTAATTATGACGACACAGAAATAAGAAGCCGTTTAGACGCTTTATCTAACTATGATGATAGTGAGCTAAGAAAATTAATAGGTGATTTTGAAAATTATGATGATTCTGCTTTAAGAGAACTTATAGAAGGTAATAAAAACGCTATAAGTCAAATAGAAGGGTACGATGATTCAGCTATCCGAGGTGATCTTTCAACACTTCAACAAAGATTTGATGATTTTGAACCTTATGATGATAGTGAAATTCAAGATTTATTAACAGCATTACAAAAAAGACAAGACGAGTTTACCCCTTACGATGACACAAATATACAGGGTTTAATAAGTGGATTACAAGATAAAATAGGTAATTTTGATCCAGAAATAATATCTTCATTGCAAGACAGGTTAGCGGCGTTACAGCAAGAATTTGCAAACTTTCCTCCTTACCCTGATTTTAATCCTGAAGATTATATGTTTGATCCTTCTGGTCTACAAGATCAAATAGCAGCGTTACAAGACCAGTTTGGGAACTTTAATCCTGAAGATTATATGTTTGATCCAACAGGAATGCAAGATCAAATAGCAGCGTTACAAGACCAGTACCAAAACTATACTCCTTATGACGACACAAACGTTATGGGCACGATGGATGAGTTAAGAGCATTAATCGAAGCTAACCAAGAACAGATTGAAGGTTTTTCAGGTCAGTTATTACAACCGCCTCCAGGATTAGATCCAGATCCAGATCCAAAACCTAAACCAGATCCAGATCCAGATCCAGATCCAGATCCAGATCCGATACAACCGCCTGATCCTAGACCAAGACCGTTAAATCCGTACACGGGTTATTACGTGCAAAATCCGTATGTTGGACCGAACCCTTACCAAAATACTGGAGTACCTTTTGACCCTGAATATGGATACCCTGAGTATGATAATGTTATAAACCCTGTAGATTTTGGTTATGCTCCAGGATTTGGACCGCAAAAATTTCGAATAGGTCCTCCCCCTGGACTGCCTCCGATAAAACCTGATCCTCCAGGAATACCTCCAGGACAATTACCTCCAGGAGACCCAGGACCAAAACCTGATCCAATTACTAAACCAGTTTTTCCGATTTTCGCAAATCAAGGGCAATATTTAAACAATGGTATATCACAGTTGCCGATGGGAGGACAAGGTGATACACTAACAACACAGGTGTTCCAAGCGGGATTCCGACCAAGGAGATAAAAATGGATGCAAATGCAAAATTAACAGGAATACAACAGTTGCCGATGGGACAACAAATGGCTAGCGGACCTCCTATGAGAGGTAAACCCCCAATGGCACCTCCAATGGCACCTCCAATGGCACCTCCAATGATTAAACCCCCTATGGGACCTGCAACTCCACCACCACCTATGTCCCCTCCAATGGGTGAACCTGAGATGATGGCAATGGATGAACCTGAAATAAACCCACAACAAGACGCAGCTATGTTAGCAGAAGCTGTTGTAGATAAAACACGTGGTAATGTAGAAGCAGCAATAACCCTATTAGACACTTCTAAGGCTATGTTGATGCAAGCTACAGGCGGTGGTCAAGATCCTATGATGGCTAATATGGGAGGACCTTTAATGATGAATCAGGGCGGACCTTTGTATCGTGAAAATGGTGGAACTATGTCTGATACAGATATATTACGTCAAATGATTATGGATAGTTTAGCTAATTCAGGTAAAACTATGTCTGATAAAGATATGTCTCCTTTAACTCAATTTGGAAGAAGAGCTACCTCAGGTAAAACTATGTCTGATAAAGATATTCAGCA